CTGCAAACTGAAGATGCTCCTTGTCGAGGACTGGCAAGCCCTCGTTCGTATTCAAGAAGTACTTCATCAGGGCACCAACGCCGTCCAAATTACTCGGACGGGGAGTCGGTCGCGCCACGTAACCCCTGACTTGGGGTTCGTGGAGACGCGGGCAGATCCTTTCGACGTCAAAGCCGTCAGGATCGACTCGCCCAATGATGGGAGAGTCCGGGCCCACTCGCGGGTACAGGTCTAAGACCTCGCCTGCAAGAAGATCCAGAAACTCGACAGTGCGCGGGTACACCAGCCTTTCGGCAAAGTGGTTCCGCATTTTCACCATCGAGATCACCTCCGCAGTTTGGAGACGTGACGAAGGGAACACCCTCCGGGCTTTCACGACGGAAACGTCGTAGCCCTTAAAGTAATCCTTCCCACAAGACTCCCTGAAGTTTCCACTCCAGAAAGACTTGTTGCGATTCACTTTGAAGCCGAAGCTCTCGAGTGTCTCGATCACGTCCAACGCCGTGTCAGCGGGGCAGACTATGTCGTCCCCGTAGACTCGCACCTTCCCGATATAGTCCTTGATGGACCGACGGGACAACTGAATACCGTGAGCTCTCTCGATGCCCATGAAGACCAGGGTCAAAAAGACCATGGACTCGACCGGGAACGTGAGAGCTGAACCCATAGACGCGAACTTGGTTAGGGGTATTACCCCGTGGCCAGGCACGTCAGCCCGTAGGCTCCTGCAAGCTGCTACAGCCTCCCGAAGGTGGCCATGGCTAGCAAAGAGAAGCTCAACGAGCTTGTTAGAAACGCGATCACTCGCCTCGCTCAGATCGAGCGTTGCGAGGGATCCATCGACACTCCCTATCCGTGCCAAACCTTGATTAGGTTTATTATCACGGAAACCGAGGAACCGCTTCGCGACGCTATCGCGTTGCAGCAGTTCCGTGAGTTGACGGGAGACTGCCTGCTGTGCGAATTGCATGCAGGTAGGCTCGATGGCGATGATTCTCGGCGTTTCTAGCGTCTTAGGGACGTCTATGACCTTTACAGGCCTCTCCGTCCCAGGTTCGAGGAACTCGACACGCGACAGGTTAGCATAATACCTGTGGTTCGGGATCAGATAGTCCGAAGACGGAAATACTGATTCCAAACGTTCCGTCCACTCCTTCAGATCGTACTTTGCGTTTCCGCTCAGTCGATCCGCGGTGGCACCGGGACCGTGCTTGGGAACAAGCTCAAAATGGGCCACAGCGTGGTCCACCAGAGTAAAAGTCCCAGCAAAGAGTAGCCTAGCAACTCGAGAAAACGCCAGCATGCCTGCTGGAGTCCATTCGTGCTGCGAAGCTTCGAGTTCCTGCTCACACTCGACATAGAGCTGGAAGGCTCGCGCCTTTCGCTCTTCCGTACAATCGAGTTCGACCTTACTGAACAGCCGCGTAAGCTGCCGAACAGCGAGGACCGCCTCAACCGACGGAGTGTCGAGCACGACACCAGTTTTGCGATCGAAGATCTGATCAAGGAAACCTCCTAGAAACAGGGGGAGACCTGCGCGACGCCGGAAACCGGCGAACGCGTCGTGATCCACACGTTCTTGGCTTAGACTCCTTTCGAAGTCCTTGCCGAAGCGTGGAAGGGTAATCGTTAGAAACGAGAGCCCCTCAAACTCCGATCGCGACTCGACAGTTTTAAAGTCGAGTTTGGTGCTGACGTGACACAGGTCGCCCAGATCTTGGGCAACCTCCTTCCAGAGATGCATCAGGCTTTTCATCACCTGCTCCTTACGGGGCTAGATGAGTCCGTAGCATGTCTGATCCCTGGACCAGGAGAGTTATTAGCTCTCCCCTCCGAGCAGCTTGGCAACAGCCGCGCCGCTAGAAGCCGACAGGAACGCAAGAAGAGCGTCCGCGACGGCCTTGGAGGTAGTGACATCGTAGCCAGGAGGAGTGTCGACCGAAAGGATGACACTCATCGACTGGTTGATGTTCTGTCCGGACACCAGCGGATTCGCAGTAAGCGAGTCGAACTGGAGCCGAATCGAGTGACGCGTGCGCTTGCCATAGGAGTGCAAAACTCCCATCTGGTAGGCGCGGTCCGAGGTTGCGAACTTGCCACCGTTTTCGGTGATGCCAGTTCGCGCCAGGGACTTTGCGACACCCGAGACAGTAACACTCTGGGGGTCTGCAAACATGCACAGCTCCTTCAGGATGGAACCCTCTTGTAAGAGGGGTTTGTGGTGACCGACTCCGAGGTTACGGAGACGGCTTACTGCAGCGGTTAAGGACCGCTCACCTTGTAAGGTGTTGTATCAGCGCCGGGATAATCCCAGCGCGACTAGGATGGACCATTGACGGCTTGTAAAGCTCGTCTCATACAGTCCAAAGCCGAAGGGTGATGCTTGACGTCGAATCTTACGCTCTACGAGCAGATTCAACTCAAAATTGGCAGGCACAGACCATTCGTAGGCATTACCCCACGGGGTAGAGTCTGGCCAGCCATAACCACGATATCCGTGCCGGATCCGCCTTGTGGCGTGATCCATTACGTACCCGTGGTGCATCACGAGCCCGTCTTGCTGGAACGCGGACACATTATGTAACATGGGTCCGACGTTGGAAAACCAGTCGACGAGCCAAGACCATGGCGCAAGGTTCCAGAGTACCTCGGGCGTGAGCTCGAGGCCATAAAGGAGCCTTGCCTCCGTCGCTATCCGGCTGATCGGAGTCAGGTCACCTGGGTCGAAGTGGTATGTAAAATCACCACTGAACCAGGTGCGCCTTTCCCACGTATCAGACCAATAGCGATAAGAGCCCGACTTGGACCATCCCGGCGTATGAGCCGGATAAACGGGGTAGTCAGTCCCGCTTGAATAGGTCCCCTTGTCAGGGCTGAGGGATCTGTGGCGTGTTACTCTGCGTCCAGAATCACGCTGTAGCTGTTTTAGAATCTTTTCAGACTCGACGACAGCCTTAGCGGCCGAACGTAGGTCCGCTATGAACGGCTTCCACCCAAACTGAACATTCAGGTACTCCCCTCCGAGCGATCGGAAGAGGTGCACCTTGTCTTTCAGCAGGGTATGGCCGATCAGCGACGGTATACCTTCGCGAAAAAGTTCCGCGAGGGCAACCGAACCAGATGCGACAGGATTCGTGGGTAGAGCATCGGCGATCATCTTCGTGCCCAATGCCTCCACGTCGCTTTGCGACGGGAGTAGGGCCGCCAGACTGGCGTCAACGCTCGGATCCACGTATGGATTCTGAAGAACCACTGGAAACGATGCATACGGCGGCAATATGTCGCCGGTCACCGTGATCAGGTGTCCGCTTGTTACAGCGAACGCAATCCGGTTATTACCGGGTAGGTTCTTTGTGGGCCGATTTCTCGGTTGAAAGCTCGTTCGGATTGAATCGAACGGGCCTCCCACATCGCCCACAGGTCGCTTCCCCTTGCGGGGAGGCCACTTGTGGCCCTCACTCCATGTTACCTGCTTGTCATACATGTTGTAGGCCGTTTGTTCGGTCACAGAGCCATTATCGGCTCGGCTCGAGAGTATTGTGTTTACTCGAGTCACACGCGACTTGCGGGACATGGACATAGGTCTTCCTCCTATCTGGAAGGTGTCTTTTGAACACCTCGTCACCGAAGTGCCGTTGTG